CTTTTGATGGCAGCGGCATATCTGAAGAAGTATGAGGATGGTGTTGTACTGTTCTACGATTCTGAGTTCGGTACGCCTCAGAAGTATTTTGAGACGTTTGGTATCAATATGGATTCTGTTGTTCATACGCCTATCATGGACGTAGAAGAACTGAAGTTCGATATCATGAAGCAGCTTTCTACGATCGAACGTGGCGAGCGTGTTTGCATTATTATTGATTCTATCGGCAATCTTGCTTCAAAGAAAGAAGTTGAGGATGCGCTGAATGAAAAGTCAGTTGCTGATATGTCTCGTGCCAAGCAGTTGAAGTCATTGTTCCGTATGGTTACTCCATATCTGACAATGAAGGATATTCCAATGGTTGTTGTCAATCATACCTATATGGAAATTGGTATGTTTCCAAAGGCAATTGTTGGTGGCGGCACTGGTTCCTATTATTCTTCTGATGCTATCTGGATTCTTGGTCGGCAACAGGAAAAAGAAGGAACTGATATTGCTGGTTATCATTTCGTAATCAACGTGGAGAAGTCTCGTTATGTTAAAGAAAAGAGCAAGATTCCAATCACTGTCTCTTTCGAAGGTGGTATTAATCGTTGGTCTGGGTTGCTTGATATCGCCATTGACGGCGGTTATATTGTTAAACCTAAGAATGGTTGGTATGCTACAGTAGATATGGAAACTGGCGAAGTTAATGAACCTAGCATGCGTGCCAAGGATATTGTGAACAACAAAGATTTCTGGCTCAAAATGTTTAAGGAAACGAACTTTGCAGATTACATTAAGAACCGCTATTCCATCGGCATCGGTTCTATTATTGGAGATGATGTTTCAGAAGAAGTTGGAGATGCTGATGAATAAAGTTATTGACAATCCAGTCGCGCCCAGTTATACTACAATAGATAAAGAAGGCATTCGATTTGCTTGCATCAAGATTGATGAGGGTGAGTTTGAGGGTACAGTATATCACTATGAAAATCTTCAGGTTGGCGAAGAAGATGAAGACGGCGAAGGAGCAATGTTGAACTTCAACTATCATATCGTCGAACCAGTTATTGCTGAAGAAATGATGGTCGATAATATCAAAGAACGATTCGAAGATACTGTAGCGTGTATTCTGCAAGACATTTTGATTCAACAATTAGGAAGGATTGGTAATGAGGATGGAACTGACGATTCTGCGGAATCTAATCCATAACGAAGACTATGTCAGAAAAACTTTACCATTTCTAAAGAAAGAATATTTTCAAGACTCAAGCGAACGTGAAGTATTCGATAAGATTCACGATTTCGTAACAAAGTATAATGCTAGACCGAGCCGAGAAGCACTCGGTCTAGACATTGAATCTAACACTAGATTATCTGAAGAAGAACATAAACGCTCAATGGATCTGGTTCGTGAACTAAACGAACCAGAACATACCGAGATGCAGTGGTTGCTTGATACAACCGAACAGTTCTGTCAGGATCGAGCAATCTATAATGCAATCATGGATAGTATCGCTATCCTTGATGGTAAAGATAAGAACAGAACTAAGAACGCATTGCCTGAGTTACTATCAGAAGCACTGGGCGTTTCTTTTGATAGTCATATCGGTCACGACTTCCTTGAAGATTATGAAGCAAGATACGATTTCTATCATCGTAAAGAAGAACGAGTGCCGTTTGATCTAGAAATGTTCAATACGATTACTCGCGGTGGACTGCCTCGTAAATCACTAAACATATTTCTCGCGGGTACAAACGTCGGCAAAAGTTTGGTTATGTGTCATATGGCAGCAGCAAATCTCGATGCTGGTAAGAACGTTCTGTATATTACTCTCGAGATGGCAGAAGAAAAGATTGCCGAACGTATTGACGCCAACTTACTCAATGTAGCAACTGAAGATCTGGTACAACTACCGAAGGATGTGTATGAAAAGAAAGTCCAGCGGTTGCGCGCCAAGACTCAGGGCAAACTGATCATCAAAGAGTATCCTACCGCATCGTCTCATGTTGGTCACTTCAGGCATCTACTGAATGAGTTGTATCTCAAACGCAACTTCGCTCCTGATGTCATCTATATCGACTATCTCAATATTTGTACCTCATCTCGTATCAAAGCTGGCGCAAATGTAAACAGCTATTCATACGTCAAGGCAATCGCTGAGGAACTACGTGGTCTGGCAGTCGAAAAGAATGTGCCGATCGTATCTGCTACTCAGACAACTCGATCGGGCTATACCAACAGCGATCCAGGATTGGAAGATACTTCCGAGTCGTTTGGTCTGCCCGCAACAGCTGACTTTATGGTTGCTCTTATTCGTACCGAGGAACTGGACGAACTGGGGCAGTTGATGGTAAAGCAGCTGAAGAATCGGTATTCTGATCCTGCTATGAATAAGCGATTCATGATTGGTTTGGATCGTACCAAAATGAGGCTATTTGACGCCGAAGATACGGCACAGGACGGACTCGTTAAGGATTCTCCTGTGATGGATAATACCACCTTTGGGCATGAAGAATATGAGCGAAATAAACCTAAATCAAAGTTTACTGGGTTCAAGTTCTGACGAAAACCTAAATAGTGACGATCATGGTGGAGGGAATCTTATGGTTTCTAAAACTTGTTCGTTCGCTAGAAATCGCGCTCGAATTGAGGTTCATGGGGGAAGTCGACAGAAACAAAACCTTGTGAAATCTGCCGCTCGGTGGATGCTTGGTCACACTTTGGGTAAACGCCAAGCCCATTATATAGAACTAGAAATCAATCTAGTCGATCATTTGAAAAACACATCTACTTATGGCGATGTTATGTGGGAAGATGATAATGCTCGTCCCCGTATGTTTACTATGGATTTGTGTAACCATATACGAGACCGGCAGCTGTTGAAGGTATTGGCACATGAAGTTGTTCATATTCGACAGTATGTAAAAGGCGACCTGAAAGATTATGTTTCGAAGGCGCATTGTTCTAGATGGAAGGACACGATAATACAAACTAGAGGAGTCGGTTCTACCTCTTACTACGACCTTCCTTGGGAGATCGAGGCAAGACGCGAAGAGGTTCTAATACTTAAAGCATTCTGTGAAGATAATGAGGTGAGATTTACAAGAAATGGAAAAGTTAGATATGACGATTGAGGTGTACAGCAAAGACTTTTGTCCGTTCTGTGATGCCGCTAAAGACCTTATCGAAAGTAAGGGATATGAATATACTGAGATAAAAATAGGACGAGATATTAGTCGTGAACAATTCCTGGAAAAGTTTCCTGGCATTCGAACTGTACCGCAAGTTATTATAAATGGAATACGTATCGGCGGATACGATGTAATCAAAGAGCACACATACTTCAAATAGGGAGTCAACGCAGATCAGGCAAATCTGCACAATAAGGGAAAGTTATCGATGCAAAAACTAACACTTGCTATTGCTATGGCATTGAGTTTCATATTTGTTATGCCAAGCGTTTCAGACGCGAAACCCAAACGTAGCACAACAATGACGTTAGAAAAGAAAAAGAAACTATATCAATATCGTTGCAATGTATATAACAAAAAGAAGAAGTATCGCAAGTATCGTAAATGGAAGCGGTATTGTGATAGACTAAAGAAGATGGAATCGGCTTCTGTTCGAACTGCTCCGAAACCAGAAAAGAAAGAAAATCAATATAGAGGTTTATTTCATAAATTCTTTAGTCAAAACGATAACTATAATGTAGACAATAGTGCTGCTAGTTTCTTTACTGCCGATAAGGCATTGATGGCATCTCTTAAAAAGAGAAATGAAGTTGTAGTAAAACCTACTAGAATTGCTCGTAAGAAGAAGGTTCGGAAGTCAAGACAAAGAACTCGTATTGTACTGTTTGAACAAAACAATAATGATGATTCTCCATCACCATTTCGTTCAATCTTTGAAAAGAAACATGTAGCAATTGCTCGTAAGTATGAAGGTATGACTGCTAGAAGAAATCGTCGTACACTCCGTACAGTTATGAATATTGATCCTATGCGTATTCCTTGGTGTGCTGCTTTTGCTAATGCTGTATTGAAGAAGGCAGGACATGAAGGTACAGGTTCTCTAATGGCTCGTAGTTTTCTTTCTTATGGTAGGAAAACATGGAGACCTTCAAAGGGAGATATTGTAGTATTCAAGCGTGGTCGTTCTCGTAGATCAGGTCATGTTGGATTCTATATGGGCGAAACTGTTCATGCAGGCGTGAGATATATATTAGTGTTGGGTGGTAATCAGCGTAAAGCTGTTAATGTTGCCATGTATCCTAAGAGAAAGGTTCTCGGATATCGTAGAATTGGCTAATGATCAAGGAGGTGGATTTTTCGTCATTAGTCGGGGAGGCGTGTGGTGCGCCTCCCCTTTTTTTATTGCATTTTGGTGACTTATCTTTGATATTGACAATTCCTTTACTTTGAGGTATAATAGGATTATAAATAGAGGAAGTCATGCTTAGATTTAAAGAATATATAACTGAAGTTCAAGTTCCGAAAGGCAGCTTGACCGTATTCGATATTGACGATACTCTTTTCACCACCACCACGAAAGT